TGCCTACCTGTCCGAGGGTGACCGTGTCGTCGAGGTGACCCTGATTCCCGAGGGCGAGCCGGACGACACCCGCGTCGAGGAGTTCGCGGTAGCGGTTGGCTGATCTGTCTGCGTGTGGCCGGGCCGGACGGGTGGGGGATCCGGCCCGGCCCTTTGTCTGGTGTCGCAGATGGCGAAAGAGTGCGGGCTAGTCTGGACATCGTGCGGTCTAGGGTGTACTCTTAGGGCATGGCTACCTACTGGCACCTCGCGGACCCGAGCTGGCAGCCCGGACAGGACCTAATCTGCCGCAACGACCAAACCGTCAAGGCTCCGTGGAAGTGGAGCACCGACGTGAACCCGTCGGCGTGCGCCGAGGAAGGGTGGGACGGCGAGTTCGTGTGCCTGTTCGGACGCCCCGACCGGTTGGCACTCGACCTCCAGGACATGGAGTGGATGCACAGCGACTACCCGCACCTGATCCGGCTGCGCGTCGAGATCCCCGAGGAGTACGAGCACCTGATCGAGTACTGCTCTGAGGGGTACGCAGCCATCCGCGGCCGGATCCCCGCCGAGTGGATAACGGTGGAGTCCGAGGGCTACCAGCCCGAGCTGGAGTGCGAGCGGTGCCACCGTGTAGGCCACGACGTGACCATCGCCGATGGGGACACGCTGTGCCCTGAGTGCCGTGACTACTACGACAGGATGTGGTCGGCGTGAGCCACATCCCATCGAGTCTCACTGAGTGGCTGTCGCAGATGCCCCGTGTCGAGCGGATCAAGATGCTCGGCGCGCTGGTCGACACCGAGACGATCCGCGCACTCGCCCGGATGCGCCGAGCCGAGATCGCAGCCGAGCTGGCCGAGCGTGGCTACGGCGGCCGCAAGTCGTTGGCCGCCGAGCTGGGCATCACCCGCCCCGAGACGCTGTCGGAGACAGTCCGACGGCACCGACTGGAGACGCAGCAAGCGAGGAGTGGCGACCACGATGACTGATCCCGTCCGCCGTCTGACGACCCACCTGGCTCTGCCCGGTGACCACGTGACCCTGTGCGGGCTGACGATGCACCAGATCAACCTTGACCCGGACGCGGACATCCGCCCCTACGACCCAGCGGACGGTATCCGGTGGACGGACTGCCCGGACTGCACCGACGCGCTCGGCTCGCGGACGGGCGGCGATGACTGATCCCGTCCGCCGTCTGCGCCGGGTCCGGTGGGCTGTCCGCGCCACCCTGGCCCTCGGCGTCGCCGCGTCCGTCACCGCCAACGTGCTGCACGCGCAGCCGAACCCGATCAGCCAAGCGATCGCCGCATGGCCACCCCTGGCGTTGTTGGTGACGATCGAGCTGATCAGCCGTGTCCCCGTCCACCGCCGCGGCTTGGCCGCCGTCCGGTTGGCCGCGACAGCGGTCATTGCCGGGATCGCGGCGTGGGTGTCGTACTGGCACATGGTCGGTGTCGCGGCCAGATATGGCGAGACGGGTGCGTCGCCGTATCTGCTGCCGCTGTCGGTCGACGGGCTCGTCGTGGTGGCGTCGGTGTGTCTGGTCGAGCTGGCGGGACGGATCGCGTCAGCCGAGCGGCCCGCGACAGCGACACAGCCCGTCGCCGCGACGGTGACGCGGCCCGCACCAGTTGTCGCGCCAGCACCGACGACAACGCCAACGACAGCACCCGTCCCCGCTGTCGCGGCGGCGCGACGCCCCCGCGCCAACCCGGTGCGCCACGACATCCGCCAGCGCGCCCGCGACATGTACCGCAACGGCGTCAAAGACCTGGCGCACATCGCCACGACACTCGGCGTCAGCAAGCGCAGCGTCGAGCGCTACACGCAGGACCTACGACGAGCCGCGCCGGCTGTCGCCGCGTAGACAGGAGAGATCATGCGAGTCGTCTTCGAGCCCGTAACCCCGGACCCCAGCGAGCAGTGGGAGCGTGTCTTCGACATGGACGCGGTCCCACGCATCGGCGAGGACGTAGAGATTGACGGCGCGGACTACAGCATCGTGGCCGTGATCTGGGATCCGGACGACAACGAAGTCACGGTGCGAGTGCGGTAGACAACGACAAAGCGGCCCCGTCCCCAGCCGAAGCCAGGGACGGGGCCGAACGTTTGAGCGTTGGGAAATGGTCGGCGAACGTGAAAGCAGTGCTTACACGTCAAGGGGCCGGCTATCTCGGTGTCCCGAGAAGGAGTCCCCTGGACCCCTTGTCACCGACCCGTCGACACCACGCTATCACGGATCGCCGCGCTCCTTGCGCCGCTTGGCGTCCCACAGGTGCCACACCAGCCAACCGGCGAACCCCACCGACAGCGGCGACAGCACCCACCACGGCAGCCGGATCAGGTGCTCGGTCCACGGCTCAGTCGCATCGTCGCCGTCGAACGCCGCGACAAGTTCGAGCGCGACAGCGAGCGCGGTCACGGCGAGAAACGCCGTCCGCCACGCCGTCCGCTTGCTCACCGCTCGCCGTCCGTCCGCACCAGCGACGGCGAGCCGGACGGACCGACCGGGCCGGACGCGATCGACGTGAACGCCGACACTAGCGCCGCCATGCCCGCCACGGACCCGACCGCTGTCCAGTCCACGTCCAGCAACCCGAGCCCGTCCGCACCGAGCAGCGCCGCGGCGGTCTGCGCGAAGGTCTTCACCGCCCGCTCGGCGACCTGAGCCCAGAACGACCTACTCCACACGTTGCACCTCCGAGACAGATTGGACGGCCCGTCCGTTGTCGCCGCGCAGTGGGATCGGCACACGGGTCACCACGTCCTCGACCCGCACCAGCCGGCGGTCGATACCATCCATCCGCTGCTCGATGCTGGCCAGCCGCTCCATGACACCGGGACGCTCCGGCACGCCGGGCCGGGCCGGTTCGCCCCGCCAGTCGGCCAGGAAGTCGCGCACGTCTCCGACCAGCCCGGCCAGTGACCGTGTGCCGCGCCAGAGCAGACCGAGTGCCCCGCCGACGACGACGATGCCGCCGGCCACCCCCAGGACCACCTCCACGGGTCACTCCGCCATGCGCCGGTGCGTCTCGTCCGCCGCCGCTCGCGCGACAGCCGCGACCACGGATGGGTCCGCGAGGGCCTGCCGCGCCGCCGCGGCCAACTGTGCCGGATCGACCTGCGCGCTGGGCTTGGCCTCGAGCGCCGCGACACGTGCAGCCAAATCCTTCACCGCCTTGACGAGCTGGTTGGTGACCTTGACCGGCTTCGCCGACGGGTTGTTGCCCGGGCGCGGCACCTCGTAGACCTCGATCATCTGGCTGGTTGACCAGGTGTGTGCGTCGATGTTGCGCTGCCGGGCGTCCTGCTCCGGTGTCATGTCGTCGTCCCCCTCATCCCCCTTGATCAATTGCGCCACTCGGGCGCGGAACTCCGCCATGTCGATGCCGAGTGGGTCGGACTTGCCGCTCTGGTGTTCGCGGTGTCCCACGACCCGGTCGGCGCCCCAGCCCATCTTTCGGCAGATCGCCGCCACCCCCCGGGCGTAGGACTCGACCTGGACGGCGGGCCACGGCTCACCCCGGTTGTCGTTCTGGGCTTCGATGCCGATCAGGTTGTAGTTGCCGTAGCCCTTGTGCGGCCCCTTGTCGCCGATCAGGACGTGGTTGCACCGGCCACTGGCACCCACCCACCACTCACCGCTACGGCTCAGGTAGAGCTGGCTGATCGGCGCCGGGGCGCTCGTGCTGCCGGTGGCCCACAGGACCCGGGTCTCGTCAGCGTCCGTGCTCGTGCGGGACCCGGCCGTGGCGTGACACACCACACCACGCAGCGGACCCCAAGTGTCCGAGCCGCGAGACTGCCAGCCGGGGTACTCGTGCACCGTCAACCCGGCTTGGCGCAGCACGTCGGCGAGCCACAGCAGACGCATACGGCCCCCTAGAACGGGATGGCGATCATGATCCGAGATGAGAAACGGACGGTCCGTCCAGCGTTTCCCGACCGATACTTCGCGGTCAGGGTGTGCAGACCGGGATTCAGCCCCTCGAGCAAGTGGCCGGCGAGTGCGCGGCAGAACAGGTTGTTGCTACTGGCACTCAGTGACCCGTTGAGGATCCCGTCATCGGTGTGCGAAATCTCGTACCGACGGCTCGTATCGGCTGGCAGGCTCGTCGCACCGGATACCTCAAACGACATGCTGCCACCACGTGCGAGGTCGGTGGACACCTCCTCGATCATGCAGCCCCACAGCACGAGTAGCCGGCCCGTCTTGCCGACTAGCACGTCTTGGATGACCGGGCCGACTGTCGCCAAGTCTCCGTAGGTGCTGGACGTTGTCGACTGCGACGATGCGACGATCGACACCTTGGCACCGAACAGCTCCATGAAGGAGCCGGCTTGTGGTGTGCCGGGGACGGTGACCCGGCCCTCGATGTACATGGTGTCGAACGCCGAGTTGCCCGACACGACCTTGATAGAGACAACGTCGCCGGGTTTAATCAGCAGCACTTCGGAGCTGGACGCGAGCGATGGCAGGTTAGTGAACAGGGTGCCGCCGATGCGGATCGTATTCTCAGCGGTATTCGGGTTCCACGACTCGACGACACCCTGCCTGAACCCGACCGTCGACCCGCGCGCCACACCCGTCGGTGCGACGAGCGGGGCCAGGTCCTCGAACCGGTTGACCATCACAGCTCCCCGATGACCACGGTCGTCTGTTCACGCGTGTCGGCGGTCATGCCCTCGACAGCGGTGAGTGGGATGGTGACCCGCTGCAGCACATGCGTTTCTGCCGGGGCGTCCGAGTAGGTGATGGTGACCGGGTCCCACGGCTCGAGCGCCGGGTTCGGGACCATCTGGAAGTCGACCGTGTACGGCAGCCCGAGGGACTTGAGTAGCAGGGTGTCGGCGGCTTTGCGGGCCTGCGTCGCGTTGGTGATCAGCGGCGATGAGTAGAACCGCGGGATCTTGCCGAAACTGCCGAACCAGTATGTCGGCGAGTTGGGGTCGTTGTTGATCCGCACAACCCGCACCGGGTTGTCGGTGCTCGCCGACTCGCCCTCAGCCACCACGGCGTTGTAGGCGCCCTCACGGGACAGCTGCCGGGACAGGTTAACCAGCACCCCGCCGTCGCCGTGGCGGATCGCGGCGACCGGTGTGCTGATGCTCGGCGGGTCCTTGATCACGAGGACGCCACGGTGGTCCCACCACATCAACTTGCCAACCCCGGCGACGAGGTCCTGCAGCCCCCGTAGCCGGTCCTGTTCGAGCATCACGGTGCGGCCGAGCGGCTGGTTTACAGTCGCGTCGTCCCACTCGATCACCGCCGACGGGTACACATCGAGGATCAGGTCCTCGACGGCGGCGCCGTAGGTCATCGACGACGGCAGGGCGCGTGGTGAGGTGAGCCGCGAGTCCCGGATCGTCGCCATGCGGTCCGAGCACTCCAGCACGATCGGCCCGTCGGGGGCGTCGTCCTGATCCGGGCCGTTGATCCGGTAGTACCCGAGCGGGCACCACTCGACCTCGCCGCCGACGTACACCCCACGCTCAACGAAGACCTCGTTGCCGTAGGGCAGCAGCAGCGGATCCGACGCGGTTGGCCAACGCCCCTCGGTGGTCAGGGTGAGCGTGCCCCGGATATCCGCCGTCGCGTCCAGCTCCACCGTGCCACTCAGTACGGGGATCTCCTCCCCGGTCGGGTTGGTGCCCGACTGGCCGGCTGCTACGACCCTGGCCCGGACGGCGATTTGGTGGCTGCCCGAGACAGCGGCCAGAAACGCCGACGAGACGGGGATCACGGCACCGCCACCCCCGTCACCTCCGGCGGCGGTGCCGCCACCTCGGTCAGTGGTAGGGAGATGAATCGAGTTTTGGGCACGTCAAACTCGAAGTGCTTCTCGCTGCTGTCTCCGGCGACGACATACCCGCCGGGCACGGTCGAATCTGCGGGCACATGCACGAGCAGTACCCCGCCATCGTCCAGCAGCGCATCGATTGCTGCGGCTTCGGCGAGGTCGGCTCGTAGTTCGAGTGTCCATTGTCGGGATCCGCGCACCTCGGTGACCGCGATCGGGTATTTGGCGCCGACGACCTGGAACAGCCCGGTGCGAGACGGCCGAGTGATGTCCGACCAGTCCCGCACGGTCACCTTGCGGTTCAACGCTGGGTTTGAGATCGACTTGAGCCACACGCCGTCGAGCACCGGGGTGATGCCGAGGGTGCGCAGCTCGACCTGATCCGCATACCAGATATCCGACGCCGAGGGTGTGCCGCCGTGGCGGGCACGCATCTTCGCAAACGCCGCCCCGGCTGGGACCGTCAGAGTCTGCTCAAGATAGGTCCACGTCGCGGCGGGGACAGCGAACCCCGAGCCGAGCCCCGAGGAAAGGAACGCCCCGCCGGCGTCATGCCAGTCGGCGCACGGCCGCAGGTCACTCCAGCCGCTCGGGCTGTATGCCCACAGGGAGACTCGGATCGTCTCGCCGGGGGTGACCGGCACCAGCCCGGCGGCGTTCGCGCCGCCGCTGCCCGAGGTGCCATCGGGGGTGATCAACAGCGACGCCGTGCCGTCGTGGGCCTGCGCCGTTGACCGCGTGATTGTCGCGTTGATCGGCTGCCAGCCGCTGGTGTCGGTCTCGAACGACGTGTTGGGGTTCTGGGGCGGGCCGTAGCCGGGCTGGTCGAGCACCCGGTAGAAGTTGCGGACGTCCGGCGTGAACTCGTAGTCATCCAAGCTGATCGCGCCGTTGACTGGGGTGAGCGCCGCCCCGCCGCGCACCGTCGTCCACCGGACCTGGTCGGTGGACCGCTCCACCGTCACGGCAGGGACGGCGGTGAAGTTGTCGAACTGGACCACCACCGGCAACGCGTTCGTGTTGGCCGACGACAACTGCGCCCGGACACCCACCGCCCCCGGCGTCGTCAACGGCGACGGGTCGATCACGTCGATGTCCCACGAGCCGGGCTCGCCCTGTGAGGTCTGCCAAAACTTGCACTGGATCCGCTGTCCGGCCACACGCAGCCGCGCCGTGTAGGTGGTGCCGGTCGAGTGCGTGACCGTGGCGGTGGCGGAGGCGAGACCCGTCGAGCTGCCGACGATCCGAAACAGGTTGAGAGCGATCGTCTGGTCAACATTGAACTCGCAGCGCAGGTAGTACAAGTCGGCGGCGTTGCGGTACGCGATCGGCCCGGCGGCGATGTACCCGCCGGTCGCCAGCACGGTCACCCGGATGCGGGTCGTCACATCCACGTCGCTGATGTCCGAGCCGGTGGCCGCGGTCCGCGACGTGGACACGCTGCCCAGCGAGATCAGCCCGCTCGACCCGTCAACGCTGTAGTCAGAGGGCGAGCCACCCGACGTGGACCACACATGCCCCGAGTCGCTGGCGCCCCACCCGTTGCTGACGGTGCGGGTGAACGTGTCGGTGACAGACAGCCCGTCGGCGGTGATGCGCACGCGGCTGAGCGTGTTCTCATACGAAAGAGAGAGCGCCACTACCTCGAACCCCCGTGCGCGATGTCATGCAAGCGGTGACAGGAGCGGCAACGCGGGACATAGAACGACGGATCCGTGCTGTACGGACCCTGTGGGTCGCTCAACTGATTGGGGTCGGCATACGTGTATGACCAGTGTTCGGCCTGACGCCCACAGCCATCGACACAGGGATGATCTTTCGCTGCGCCGCGCGTGGCGTAGACCCTCGTGTGCGCCCCGTCGTAGCCGATTGAGTCGCCCTTCCAGCATGGATGGGCAGGGCCCGTCGCACCACGCCATCCGGGAGACTTGCGAACCAACCCAGGATCACCAGTCCGCCGCCAGCGGTAATAATGCAGCTTGCAGTAAGCCTTCGCCCAAGGCTTCCGCTCGCACCCCGGGTGCTGGCACGCATCTGCTGCGGGCAAGCGTTCGCTGATCGTGGCCGATCCGGGGTCGCCAGTCTTGCGCCAGCGACTCCAGTGGGGCCGGCAATATCCGCGGGCGATCGTCGGCCGGTCACAGCCATCGATAGAGCAGGTTCGGGTAGCCTTCACGGCTAGCCCCCTTCCGGTGAGGTCGGATAGGTGGGTCAGAGACCGGTGGGAGTGGCAACTACCCGCCGGTCTCGCTTTGTCGATTCTCCCAGGTGGATACGACAGCGTCGGATCGTAGGACAGCGACACGGTCACGTTTATGCCACCCCCGCCCCGGCCATGGCCCGCCGCCGCAGCGTCCGATCGCGCCGTCGCAGGTCAATCTCGATCACGCGGCGAATGTCGTGCCCCAGGTCGAGTTCGAGCCGCAGCACATCGGGCCCTCCGTTGCCGTCGCGAACCGCGTCGCGGATCATCGTGGCGAGCCGCGACAGCGGCGCCACCGCCTCGTCTTCGCGTCCTTCACCGGCCAAGATCAGCCTGCCGCCCGGGGTGGCGGGCACGATCCCGCCCTGCGCGAGGAGCGGGATATTCGGGGTGTTGAGCGTGAACCCGCCAATGCGACCCAAGCCGGGGATGTTCACCCCTGGCAAGCTGATGCTGAAGTTGTTCCACTTGCTGATGATCCAGTTGATGGCGTTGCGGAAGGCGTTCTTGATCCCGTCCCACATGCCTGAGACAGCCGAACGGATCCGACCAGGTAGGTTTCGGAAGAATCCGATGATCTGATCCCACTTCTGGACGATCCAGTCCTTGACGCCGGTGACACCGTTCTTGATCTTGTCCCAAACGTCCCGGATCCACGGCCATAGGGTATCGCGGAACCAGCGGCCGACTGCTTCGGCGGCACCCTTGATGGCACCCCAGACTGTCTTCCACAACCGCTGGAACCAGTCCGTCTTCGTGGCGATCAACACGATGATCGCGATCAGCGCGGCGATGGCGATGATGATCAGCCCGATCGGGTTGAGTGCCATCACGACGTTGAGCGCGGTCTGCACGATCGTCCAGATCTTGGTGATGGCGATGATGGTGCCGATGATGGCGGCGAACCCGCCGAGCACTCCGACGATCGCCTTGACCAGGCCCTCGTGCTCTTTCATCCAGTTGATCGCGCCGAGTGCCCACTCGGTGAGCCGCAGCGCGTAGGGAAGCAACTTCTCGCCGATCTCGGCGCTGGTGTCCTTGAGCTTGGCCTGCAGCTTGGCCGACTGGACACCGAAGCCGTTCTGCGCCAGCTCGGCGGCGCCGGCCTGGTTGGCGACGGACTCCATCATCAGCGCGTTCAGCGCCAGCGCCTTCTCCTGCTGGGTGAGCTCGCTCGCTGCCTGCTTGCCGGTCATCGCCAGCGCCCGCTGCTCGATCGCCGCGGCGTTGATCGACGGAATGAACTGCTGGATGGGGTCCAGCTCGCCACGCAGCGCCGACTGCATCGCCTCGAGAGCCTGGGTCGGGTCGACGTCGCGGAACGCGGCCAGGTTCGCCGACATGGCGACCCACTCTTTGGACAGGTCGGCGGCGGCGGGTGCGCTCATGCCGATGGCGGTGAAGAACGCCCCGAAGTCCTTGGCGGCGGCGAGAGCGTCCGAGCGGGCGATGCCGAACGCGTCGGCGGTGGTCTTCGACCACTCCAGCACGGTCGCCGCGGACTCGCCGAACACCTGATTGGTGGCGCCCATCGCGGCTGACAGCTCCGCCCCGGCGCTTAGCGCGGACTTGCCGAATGCGACAGCGGCCGTCGCGCCGACCGCGAACGCGGCCGCGGCCGCCGCCTTGACCTTGTCGAACGCCTTGCTGGCCTTGTCGCGGGCGAGGATGTTGAACACCAGGGAGGTATCGGCCACGTCACCTCTCCTTGTTGTACTCGTCCAGCCAGTCGCACAAGGCCTCGAACTCGGTGACGGTCAGCCGGCCGATCTCCCACGGCCGGATGTGCAGCACGTGCGCGAAGAGCCCTATGTAGCGGTGTCGCTTTTCTTCGAGCGGGCTTTTCCCATCTCGGACTCCAGCGCGATCGCGTCGGTCATCTGGATGTCCAGAGCGGTGAGCATCTGATCCCGCTCGTCGTCGGGAATGTTGGCCTTCATGATGCGGTCGCGCATCATGGCGATCTCGCCGGTGCTGAACTCCACTACCAACTCGCCGACGTAGAAGTCGGGGGTGTCCTCGTAGCGCAGTGTGTGGTGCTCACGGCGCAGCAGATGCCACAGCAGCACGCGGCGGGCCTTCGAGTCGCCGGACATGACGCCGGCTTTGAACTGGTCCCATGTCTTGCCGTAGCGCTTCTCGACCATCTCGGCTTCGGACTGGCGCACCCGGTCCGGGTCCCACTCCCACCGCTGCCGCTCGCCGTCGCTCGGCTGGTAGGTGACGAACATTCAGCGCACCCTCTTCGCTATCCGCTGGGCCATCTCCTCCATCGCCGCTAGCACCGCCTTGCGGTACTGGTCGCGGTTCTCCCGCAGCGGACGATCGAAGTACCCTGGCTTGCCGACCTGATCCACCCAGTTCTCCCGGTCACCGAAGACCGGGTGCCGCCAGCCCTTCTTGCGGTTGAGCCGCTTCGGGGCGTTGGCGAACCCGCGGATGTCCGGGGTTTTCTTGATGGCGATCCGGGCTCCGGTGCGTCTGCCCGAAAGCCGGGTCTGAGCCTTCATGTTCTTGAGCACGTTGGTGCGAAGCGGCGGGTTGCCGTGCCGCCGCGCGCCCATGCCCATGAGTTCGGAGCGGATGTCCTGCTTGGCTGGTTCAAGGGCCTCGCGCAGTTTCTTGGCCAGCTCTCGGCGCAGCTTCTTGCCGTCGGCCTCGGCCGACAGCGCCCGGGCGAGCGATTGGAGCGCCTGCTGGTCAACGGACAGTTCTACCGGCATCAGGATGTGGCCCGAGTGATCGGCCCCGAGGTTGGGAATGTGACGTCCAGCTCGTTGACGTCGCCGACGTTGCCGACGATCGGCTTCCACTCCTTGACCAGCACGTTTCCCGTGTACTTCGGGTTGGATGTGCCGACCGGCGCGTTGGACGCCCGGACCTCGAATGTCACCAGCGATCCGGCGGTGAACAGTGCCCACATCGTCTCGTCGAGCTGGCCGGCGTCGACGTCGTTTCGAAACGCGAGCGCGAGCTGGCCGGACGCGATGCCACCCAGCACCTCACGCCAGCCGAGCGACGCGAAGGTGGTGATCTCTTTCTCCTCCACCTCGGCCGTCAGTTCGATCTTGTTGCACCAGCTTGACCTGTCCACGCCATTCAAGGCGAGGTACGCGGCCTTGAGCACCATCTTGGCCATCAGCCAACTCCCAGTGAGACGACGAACAGAAAGCTCGGAGACGTACCGGTGATCTCCCAGGTCACCCGGTACCACGTGTCGGTGATCGGGCCGGCGGCACGCGTGATCTGCCCGCCGCGACTGGTGGCGGGGTCGAAGGTGATCTGCTCGGTCGGTGCCGCGAACGTGTCGTCGATGTCCGACTCGACGGCGACGGTGAGTGTGGGGGATCCGGTGCCGGACACTGACAGCACGTGCAGCGCGGCGTAGAGATGCTGGCCGGCGGGCACGGCGACGTGCTGCACACCGGTCCCGGATCCGGTGGCGGTGCGGGCCGTGCCAGGTGGGTGCAGCACCTTGCCGCGCACCAGCGGCCACGACCCGGTCGCGTTCGCCTGCCACGGCGCCACCTCACCCACGTCGCCCAGCAGCGTGTACTGCGCCCGCATGGCCCGGGTCAACCACGCCACCGACCCGACGGCAGCACCTCGGGGGCACATCGTCCACGCCCCGACGCCGCCGAGCCCGGCCCACGACTCGTCGTCGACCTTGCCTGGGTCGCCGGCCTCCCACGCGCCCTCGGCCGCAATTTCGGTGGACGCGATCCCGCCGACGACCTCCCGCCACACCTGTGTGGCGGTGTCGTCGTCGGTGAAGCAGGTGACGTCCTTCTCCTCGACCTCGCTGGACACCTCGAGTTTGTTGGACCGGGTGGTCAGATCAGCGCCGCCGGTGAACAGTCGGACGTTGACGAGCGTGTGCTTGCCCATGTCAGCTCCCGTCCCCGATCACCCGTACGACCAGCTCCGCGCCGACGTACTGGTTCGTGCCGTGCTCGTACCAGCGGTAGCTCTGCACCCGCATGACCTGTACGTCATCGCACGCCCCACCCAGCGTCGGGTCGGACTCGATCGCGGCCTTCAGCGACGTGGGACCCGTACCGCGCAGGTAGCCGTCGAGCAGCTTCTGACTCGCCTCGTCATCGGCACGCCCGACCAGCACCCGGCATGTGATTTCGAGGTCCATGTCCCCGCCGAACGTGCGGTCGTAGGTGACATCCGTCTCGGCGGTGAAGAAGTGCGGCTCACTGACCGAGTCCGGTACGAACCCGGTGCACGTCAGGCCGGTAATCGTGCTCGCGGCGTCCGCGATCCGTTGACGTACCAGGGAGATATCCATCAGCCGAACCCCGCCAACACGTAGGGGCCGATCAGCGCTTCAACGTCCGGGTCCCAGCGGGACAGCCGCACGACACCCCACTCCGACGAGCCGAGGACACCCTCGGGTGAGTCCTTGCGCAGATACAGCCGGTTGGCCAGCAGCAGGGTCGCCTGCGCGATCTCGTCGGGCACCGCCGGCCATCCCCACCGCGCGGTGACCCGCACCCGCGTTGAGCCGGACACCCGCCAGCATCCAGGATGCACGATGGCCGTGATCGGCCGGCCGCGCGCTAGCGCGTTCTCCGGCCACGTCTCGAACCCGGTGACCGCGACCCAGCCGTCAGCGTCCGAGCCGACCTCGACCGTGAGACCGTCATCCGAGCCGATGTCATCGACCAGCAGCCGGTCACCGACGATTCTGCCGCGCGGATCGTAGACCCGTTGGGTGGCCGTGGTGTCGAGATCGAACCGCCGGCCGGTCCGGGCGTCGATCGCCCGGCTGGCCCGGGTGAGCGCCGCCTGCAGCGCGGTGTCGCGCGCGGTATCGGTGATGTGCCGCGCGTCCTTCAGCTCGGCCAGCGTGGCGTAGTCCACCACATCAGCCCTTCACGGCCCGCTTGCGCATCTCGGCCGGCGGCGCCACGGCCTTCTCCACCCGGGTGTCGGCGACCGGCTCGGCCAATCCCGCGGCGCACAGGTCGGCACCTTCGGTGTCGGGCAGATCCACGACCTCGCCGCGTCGCGGCCACAGCTTGCCGTTGCGGGTCCCCGACACCTCAACCTTCATGCGGACCTTCAACGCCCGCCTCCTCTCTGCTGATACATGCCGGTTCCCCCCAAAGGGGTCCCGGGGGGAACCGGCATTGATCTGGATCAGGTGGCGGAGTGCTGGAACACCTTGACCGCGCCGGTCAGGTCGACCAGCGCGCCGTCGGCGCGCAGCAGTGCCCGGAACGTGACCAGGTCCGAGTTGAACGCGAAGTCGTCGCTGCGCTCGAACCGCACCCCGCCCGCGAGGCGGACGAAGTACTGGCTCATGTCACCGAACGCGACCGACTTGGCGTTCGCGGCCGGCGCCGGCACGTTCGGGTCGACGAACACCGGCTTGCCGAGGATGGTGTCCGGCTGGCCGGCGACCAGGCCCGGCTGCCAGATGTAGTCACCCTGGCTGTTCTTCAGCTTGCGCACGGCCGCGGCGGTCTGGTCGGCCATCAGCCACGCGCACGCCGACGACGCCCGGTACGGGGCGATCACCGAGTGGAACAGGTCGATCAGCAGGTCACCACCCTGCCCGGGGGTGTCCTGCGACCCGAACCCGGTAGCGGTGCCCGTCGGGCCGGTCACACCGACGGTGGCGGCGGTGATGATGCCGGTCGGCTGGCTGGTGCCCGTGCCGGTGATGGCGTGGGCGCCGAACGCGTTTCCGAGCGCCCGCCCGGCCTGCATCGCCAGGTAGCCCTCGAGGTCCACCCCGGTGTCGGTCAGCAGCTCGCGGGAAACCTGGATCAGGGTGCCGTACTTGTACGCGCCGAGGCTGACCTGGCCGAACGCCGGGTCCGACTCGCTGATCGCCGAGCCCTCGGTGACGATCGACGCCGACGAGTGGGCGGTGGTCTTGGGGACCTGGATCGTCTCACCGGACGCGGTGTTGAGGATCGTGGCACCGGCCTGCAGGATGGCGCTGGTCTCGATCAGGTGTGCGACCAGCCGGCCGTAGAAGTCGGTCGGCACAGTGTTGCCGCCGGCCGTCGCCGAACCCTTGGTCAGGTCGCGAAAGTTGATGTTGGTCGGGGCGATGTCGATCGCCCGGGGACCTTCGCCGCGCAGGAACGCGCGGAACTCGTCGCTGGTCGGCCCGGACTGCGGACCCTGCTGGCGGGGCTCGCCGCGCAGCCTGGCGAACGCCTCCTCGGCCTCCTTGGCCCGCTGCTCACCCTCGAGTACCGCCTTGATCCGCTTGTCCAGCGCGTCCAGTTCCGCGTTGAGCGCGGTCCACTGCGCCTCTTCCTCGCCGGTGAACGCCCGGTTCTCCTCGCTTGCGCGGTCGGCGAGAGCCTTGGCCTGCTCCCACACGTTCATGCGCCGTTCGCGCAGCTTCTTGACAACCTCGGACATTGCCGAGTCCTTTCTGTGAGTTGGGAAACGTCCGAGGTGGCTGGCGGCCTGCCCCGAGAGATGCGAAAGGCCCGCGTGCGCGGGCCGTGGGATGGGTCGCGTGGGGTGGCTGGCGGCCTGCCCCACTGGTGGACAAGGGAAACCCGATCGAGCGGGGTGGCTGGCGGCCTGCCCCGATCAGATCGGCGAGTCGTCAGACGTACGGGTCGTGCTGGCGGGCGAGCAGCGCCATGCGCGCCGCGGCGCCGAACACCGGCTTCCTGGCCGGCGCTCCGTCCGGGGTACGGCGGAACAGCTTGCGCAGCTCATCGCGCTGGATCAGCGACCGGACCTCGGTCTCCTCGAGGTGGAAGTGGCGGCACAGCGACCGGATGCCGGCGGACGTGTCGGGGTAGGCGGGCATGTCGACCGGTGCCACGTCGATCAGTTGGCCCGACAGCAGCCGGCGGCGCGGGAATCCCTGGTCGGTGGTGTCCCACTCGTCCTCGAACGCCCTGAACGCGAACGACGACTTGTCCACGTCGCCGCGCTCTACCAGCTCGAGGATGTCCGCTCGGGACTGCGGCGGGTCGACCTCGTACCACAGTCCGGTACCGTCCAGCTGCAACCGCAGCGTGCCGGCCTTGGTGCTGCCCAACAGGATCTCGTGGTTGTAGCGGGCGACCACGCCGGGCCAGCCATCGCCACGGCTCTTGTTGAAGAAACCGGGGTCGACGACTTCGACGAACCCGCCGAGGTTCTCGGATTCACGGTTGAAGACTGCGGCGTAGCCGGCGATGGTCTTGCCGCGCTTCTCCGCCCGCAGCTCAACGGCCACGGGTGTATAGCGCCGCTCCAGCTCGGGCACGACGATCTCCTTCGTTTCGTTCTCGCTCGCGTTCAGCGCGGCGAGTTGCCATAGTGCGCTTTCACGTGTCGGGTGGCAGCCGACAACCTCGCTGTCTTCGGTTTTGATCACAGCCCACGGGCGAGACGCGGGGCACCGGTCACTGCGGGCTATATGCCATGGCATGGCCGTTCACCGGAATCAGCGCGCGTTCAGTGGGTGATTGCGGGCCGGATCGCGGGATCGCGAACACTTGCCCCTGGCCGTTGGGTATCGGCGGTAGATCCTCCAGGGCCCGGATCTCGTCGGGGTTGCGCCATCCTGACTCCAGGGCGATCTGGTGTGCCCGGTACCGGTCCAGCGTGGATGCCCGGATCATGGCGTCGACGTTGAACCGTACGAACTGTCGCTCCGGCAGCAAGTCGGACAGGGTGGATTCCAGCCGGACGAGCCACGGGCGCAGTGTCAACGTCGCCAAGTTGATCGAGTTCTGCTCGACGGTGTTGTAGGTCAGTGATCCGCCGGTCTCGCCGCCCACCATCTCCGGCGGGACACCGTAGATCGCCGCGATCTGGGTCGCGTTGAGTTTCAGCGTCTCGATGAACTGCGACTCCTCCGGGTTCACCTGGATCGCGGTGAACTCCCAGTCGGACCCGAACACCAGCGGCTTGCGGGCACGCATCCGAGCCGACAGCCGGTCGGAGATCTCCTCGCTTTGCGCTGGGGTGATCGTCTTGGCGGTGTTGCGCATCGTCGCCGGTGGAGTGCCGCCCTCGTCGAACCAGGATCGGCCATACTCGGTGGCGGCGATGCCGATGCCGATGGTGGCGGCGAATGCCTGCACTGGCGAAAGCCCGACAACCCGACCGGGCATCACGACCCACGGGATGTGGACGATGTCCTCGGTGGGAACCCGCTGGCCCTGCCAGTAGTAAATCGGCAACGTGGGTCGCGTCTCGTCAACATACACCTCGTCCGGGTGCAGCCACTCGATCATCGTCGGGAAGCCGAATCCGTCACGCTGCACGATCAGCCCGTACGCGTTGCCGCGCAGCGCGAGCGACACCACCGCCTTGTGGATCCAGTGGAACCGGTTGTCGCGGGCCGCGGGATTGGCCAGCAGCGGCGGCAGGTTGGGCATCGGCTCACGCCGGTCCCCCAGACGCCGATATGCCTGCATCGGCAGCGACGCGATCGAGTCGGCGAGGAGCCTCACGCACGCGTACAGCGGGATCAGAGTGATCGCCCGCTCGGCGCCCACCACACTCGGCCGTGGCCCACCGGCCACCCACGGCAGTGAGGTGATTGCCCGCTTGCCGGCGCGGCTCACCCACCGGATCGGTGCCGTCAGGGCCCGCCCCAGCCACGCGACGCCGCGCCGCCACCGGCCGGGGATGACCGGACGCTGCCCGGCGTAGTAGACGCCGTCAGGGCCGAGAGTGGGACCGCCCACGTGATCCCTCCTCACAGCACAGACGCCAACACGTCGTAGTCGTCGTTAACCAGATCCACCCGGGTCAGATACGCCCAGTGCGCCAGCGTCGCCGCGGCCACCGGCCCGATCTCCACCGGCGACTTGTGATCCCACGTCGACCCGCCCGCCAACAGCCGGGTCTTCGCCCCGGCCACGGCCACGTTCAGCGGCCCCTCGTCGAGGTGGCGCAGCGACTTGGCCCGCACGGCGTCGATGAACATCCCGAACGCCGCCGCAGCCTCCGTCGCCGTCGGCACCGCCAAATCCCCCCGCTTTGGCCGGTCTGGATCCTCCGGCGGGACGATTCCGGCCTTTTCCAGGTCATGTAGCAGCGATTCGGAGCGAGTGTCGACAGCTATAGCCACCGGGTTCCAGCGCTGCTTGAGTTCGGCGGCCCTCTCGACCACCCATGCTGTTCCCGGTCGCCAATCGGCGAGCCCGACCAGCATTGACCCATCCTCGAGCCGGCCCGCGTAGGAGATCGCGGCATAGGTGCGGGTCAGGTTGACATGGATAGCGAAGGCCACGTCTGCCGGCCGCTGCGCCGGGACCGCCAGCTCCCGCCACAGATCGGTGGGGATGACGCCTGAGCCGGCCGCGGCTCGCGGCAGCCAGACACCGAGGTGTTCGTGCGCGAACGCCGGCCCGAGCGTGGTGCGCTGGTCGGCCAGGAACGACTCGTCGATGCGGATGCCCAGCGCCGGGTTGCACGCCCGCCACAGGTCCCGGTCGTCGAGCCGCGCCACGTCCTCTGGATCGTCCAGGTCTAGGTCGGCGCCCCAGTCGAAGTGCGCCAGCCCGTCATCGCCGCGTTCCCCGGCCTCACGCAGCGTGTACGCCCACGCGGAAGGATCGGATGGCGGAGTGCCGAAGAACCACGCCTGCGGATTCGGAACAGCGGCCTGGGTGGGGGCCATCGCCGCCACCTGCTCGACGGTGATCTCCTGCGCCTCGTCGAGGATCAGCAGATCAGCGGTGAATCCCCTCGAGGAACCCCGTGAGCGGGCCACGAACCGCAGCCGCTGACCCGAGCGCATCTCGATGCCCTGCTCACCATTGGCCTCACGGATCGCCTTCACACGCCGCCGCAGGTCATCGGACCCGTCCAGCAGCTCCTTGAGCCGCAGAAACCCCTCCTGCGCCGTCTTGTACTCGTGCGCCGAGTGCAAGATCAGACGCTCGCCGAACAGCAGCAACCCGGCCAGCTCACGGGCGAGGATGATCCCACCCTTGCCGTTCTGCCGCGGCACCCAGCACGACACCCGGCGGGCCGCCCACTTCCCATCCGGCCGCTCACCGAGCCCATGGGTGAGCACGTACTGCTGCCAGGGGTCCAGGTGCAGCCCGACCGACGCACACAGGTCGATCGCATCCTGGCCGGCGCTGGTCGCATACGCCGGCCAACTACTGACCCGCGGCGTTTGCGAGCCGGCGCGCACGGCGGGCGGCCAGCTGGTCAACCGTCGACTCCTCCCCACCAGTTGGCAGCGAGTCCAGTTCGCGGATGACCTCGCGCAACTCCTTCGCCAGAGCCGCCGCATCGCGGCCGTAGGCGTCCTTCAGCTCGGCGGCGAGCTTGTCGCGGATGGCCTCCAAGCTGGCACGACGCTCCCCCGCCTTGATGATCGTTTCCAATGTGGACGACTTTCGAGCCACTGAACTGCACCTTTACGCGCTCGCGGGGAGAGAGACGGGTGAGT